CAGTGTGAAGATGAGCTCCTTCACAGGATGCAGGAAGTTGAGGTCGATGTCGACCTTGTGTGCCGTTCCGCTCTCGGTGCACTTGAACGTCTTCATCTCGCGCACATGCTGCCATTCCTCAATAAGGTGAACCTGCTCCTTGGATGCAAGCGCCGTCGCCTCGGGTCCAGAAAGGCTATAGTAGTGGCAACGCAGACGGAAATGCTTGAAGATGCCAGCCGTGAACGATGGAATTTGATACACATTAGTCAATTCAGCATAGCGGTGGCACTGCATGAGCTCCTCGAGGGAACGCAGGCGTAGCGTCACACGGATGTCGTTCACGCCGTGAAGCGCGGCCATTGGGAAGTACTTTCCGGGACTCTTGGTAAAGAAGAAATCGAGCGGGACATGGTACTCTTTCTTGGAAATGTCTGGAGCCATCGAAATACGCGCACCGGCATCATTCGTGCCGGGTGTGCTGATAACACGACTCCACGGAGAAGCCCCGTCCGTTACCGGATACCCATCAATTCCAACGTAACCCTGACCAGTATTCACAGACCACGGAACCTCGTCCTTGTCTGTCATCATCGCCGACGTGCCCGTCGTACCAACCTGCACCGATTGGCGCGCGTTCTTCTGCTTGAGTTCGTTCATAATATAGAGCTGGTCACCACTGACGCGCTGCAGGACAGTCGACCCCACGGTGAACTCTGCGTAGTCAATCATGGCATACCCCACAGACTCAACCCACGAGTACGTATGCGTCTCCTCCCTCACAGTCGGCTTGTTGAACGCGAATGCGAGGTCCATACTACCGAGCAGGTCGCCGCTCTGCGGGAGGAGGAACTGGATCGTCTGGCCCAGCGACGCGTTGTTCACGGGCTCGACGTCCACGAGCTTCATCTGGAAGTTGGACGTGCGCTGGTAGCCCAGGTCCACAAAATACGACTTGGAGTTGTCAAACAGAAGCTGGTCCTCCACACCCTGGTTGAGGGCCATGTGCGATGACACCATGGCTGAACACTCTACTATTGAGAGAGTCAGAAAGTTTGAAGGTTATCGTAAATCGCTGCGAGAGCAGGGTGCGACGCGACCGCAGCCTCGTTAGCACCGTCCACCTGCCGTCGCGCGGATGCCACTGTGTCGTTCTGCGGGAGGTCACTCCTCCCCATCGTGTTCACTGCCGAGTCCACCTGGATCTGCGCACTATCCGCCGTCGCTAGATGTGGCGGTTTGGTCTTCGAGATGGAATTGGGGCTCTTCGTCATCAGTATTCTCAGTGCGTGATACCCCCCGAATAGCACCAGCAGATTCGTTACGGCTGTCGGCACGTCCATCACTCTTCTTCTCACTATTGGAAATTTCTGAATTCAAGCGATCGATCTCCGCGCTCATACCTGCCATCCTACGCGTGCGCGCGTCGTCGTTGGCCCGCGACTCCTCCCACCACCGACGCGCTTCTTGGTACCCCGGGTCGGCGTGCATAAGCGTGCTCTTGATGTCCTGCAGGTACGGCTTGCCCCACGGAAGCTGCGTCGACTGGCCCCACATCCTCTATCGTATGGATTAGAAACTTTACAGAGCTACCATTTTACCTTTCTTTTCAACACCCCCCCTTTTGGGTTTAGTACTTCTGACCATTTTGCCGACTGCTTCACTTACTTGAAGCGCCAACCTCTTACGTTTCGCATTAATCGAATTTGTGTACTTAGTTTGAGCATCTCGAAGCTTTTGGATCATGGCAGCCTTCTTCCCGTCGGGGGCGTTAGACGATTCAATGACTGCAATGATTTTATCTGTAGTTAAATCATTATAATACAGTTGAAGATCTAAATCTCCTTCGTAGATCTCCTGTACCGTCGAAACTGAAGTGTTGCCATCGAGTTGTATTTCACCGCTCGAAGTTCCAGAATCAATCAAATCGCTTACTTTGCGGATATAGTCATTCACCTTTTCGTCCATTATGGATGCAATTTTTTGGTTAGACTGTGGATCGTCAGTGTCCATCTGTGATGGCCCTTCTGACACCCTCTGAATTTTCAGCAATTCAGTTTTGGATGCAGCTACAGCCACCTGCTCTTTCTTATAGATTGTCAATGTAGTATCCTGTTGTGTAGAGAAGTCTTGCAATCGCTTTTTAGTGTCGATCTGAGACTTCTCGCGGTACCCCAGTAGTATAACATTATCGGACCAATCCTGCTCCTTCATCTTTAGCATCAGAGTCTCTCTCGTATTGGGATCGTTAGTGCTCTCATATTGCCCCCTCAGCATTTGCATACTTGTGGCCATTTCGGTCTGTTGACGGACGTATTCGCCTGCGTAATATCTTACCATTTTTTGATAATTTTCCCTCGACATATTCAGGTATGCGGTACTCGCGAGAGTGTGTTGGAAGTCACGTTCGCCCTGTTGGAATTCCAATGTCATTGCATTAATTCTTTCGAACTCTGCATTGTTTGCATTTGCCTGTCGCTGTGCCTGCTGGAAATCACGCTGGTCTGCTTGAACACGATACTGTAAGAATGCCTGTAGCGCCTCCAGTTGTATGGTAGCCTGAACAGCATTAGCTGCTAAGTGTAGCCTATTGCTTTCAGCTACAGCAGCCAACGCCAATTGGCCTTGCTGGACCTCTGCGTCTTGTCAAGATTTTTCGAGTAGTCTCTGATATTCAGCTGCATTTACTCTTGAATTAAGGATCGACTTCTCTTCCGATTGTTGTGCGAGTACGAGTTGGTTCTTTTGAGACTCTACTTGACGTGTATGCTAGTCCGCCTGTGTTCGACCTGCATCCTCTGCTGCGGTTGCCTTTGCGGCATTGTCAGCAGCGAGTTGCTGTTGTCTTTGCTGTAACGCAGCGTACTCTATTTTCTCTTTTTCAACGGCCGCGGCCTCATCATTATTTGTCTGTTTTCAATGTTTTCCCGTGCTGTTGCTGCTGCATCTCGCCTAACCTTTTCACGAGCACTGGAGGCAGCATATTCAACGTTCTCCGCGTCTTCTGCATCGTTCAGATCCTTCGTCTGTTGATCCCGTCTCGCTTTTTCACGAGCAAATTTTGCAGCTGTTGCAGCTGATTCCTCAGCTGCTGCTTCCGTTGCTGCCTGGTTCTCTGCATCTCGCTTCAATTGCGCACGTCTAGCCCGGTCTCTTGTCTGTTGCAACTGGTGTTCAATATTACGTTCTGCTTCATCTGTTTCGTATTTGGTAGGTTTACTTTCATCTGCTGTAGGTTTGTTAGATTTACTTTCACCTGTGTAAGGTTTGAATTCCGTATAACTGCCATCCTCCTTTGGCATTGGGTCGGGGTCGTCGTATTCCATTGACGCTGTTTCATCCATTGGGTTATTTCCCATCATCTGACTTGGCATCTTTGGCCCAAAGAGAGAGCGATCAAATTCATTTGTATTGGAGTGATTGAAGTTAACAGCCTCGCTGACGGGCATCCCCTTAACCCAAGTCTTGAAGTACGCCCATGCATCGTCCAAGTTCTGTGGTCCTAACTCTGCGAGTTTGTTAAGGTCCATTGTCTCACGCTCGGATGCCATCTTTGAGTCTATTAGATACTGCCGGACTCCGGGCAAATGCGTCAATTGAGATTTGCCCCACCACGTAGGCTTCCAGTTGTCTTTGGGCCCTACGGCACCGTCCATGAAATGCCGCCGCTCAACGACACCATTTCTCGTGTTGTCATACGCATTCATTTCAGTGTTGTCGATGTGTTTTCCCTGAAGCCAAAGACTGAATTCATTGTGGAGTGCCGATTTCGCTTCGCGTCTGAACCCGGCCGCCGCCTTCTGTGTGTACACAAGTTCATTTACGCCTTCCAGACCCCCTCGATCGTATTTGGTCCCAATGCCAGCATTGCCCAATGCATTCGATAGATACTGCATATCATACGTCGGATACGACGACTTCGATGCTCGCGGCACTGCACGGGCGCCGGTGTTCCACACCATCCAATTAACTACACATTAGAACATATTTCTGAACATACAGTAATACTGATGGAGCTCGCGCAGCAGCGTTCTGTGGACTGGCACACCGCCCGCCGCGGCAAGCTCACCGCGTCTAATTTGGGTTCCGCGCTCGGACAAGTGAGCTACACGACCCGCGCAGAGGCACTGCGTCGCGCGCTCGGGACGGATACGTTCGTCGGAAACGTCGCAACAGACCACGGCACCAAGAACGAGCAGAATGCGATCGTCGACTACCAGATACTTACAGGAAACCTCGTAGATGCGACGGGGTTGTGGATTCACCCGGATTACACGTGGCTCGCCGGATCACCGGACGGGTTTGTTGGTGACGATGGCATGGTGGAGGTCAAATGCCCCTTTTACAAACGCAAGAATGGGCAGCGTCTTCACTCCACTGTCCCGGGCCACTACTGGATGCAGATCAACGCGCTCCTTCACATCACGAAACGCAAATGGTGTGACTACATCTGTTGGTGTGAAGAGGGTATGGTGGTCTACCGTGTCTATCCAGACCCAGACACCTTTGACTATCTGCTTTTGTTCTATTCCCATTTCTACACCGCGATCAGTACACAGGCGTCAAAACCCCCTCCTCTAAAGCCCAAGACCCGCAGCGATATTGAGAAGCGAATCTCGTTCGCAATTCAGCGCACTGTGGACACATACCACTGGTCCTATACTTGCAAGGGAGCGCTCCCCGTATCTTCTGACACATCAGACAGCGATGAGGACTCGCCTGTCAATGAAAGCAGCAAAAAACAGTGCATTTCCATCGTTCCCAAGGTGGCCGAGCTCCCAGCTATTAACACAGCAGCGTCTGCGGAGAGCACGCTGGCAGGCAGCGAAGATATTCGAACAGACCGAGCCTGCTGCACGCTCCGTGTTTAAGATGTTCGTCAAGAATAACTACAGATATGGCGCAAGCGTGAAATTTGATACCGCCGGGACTTTGAAACGACTACGCAGAGCTGATTCGAAGACGGGTTAAAATTTTCCACAGAGACGGTCGCTTACAATGACAGCAACAGGATTGTTATGTTTGCACGCACGATGCACGATGCAGAGATTGTGCAGGTGTTAATACACGAGGCGCTCCACAATTGGTGCCTCGTGCGTGGAAAGTATATGGGGTGTGAGCGGGAACACGAGTGCATGGCTTTGCTGGGGGATTCGAATGAGGAATATTCTAAATTTAACATATAAACGCCATTCATGCGGTATCAGTTCAAGCGTAGTGATATCACACAAGTCCCAAATATTATAACAACGCAGTCAAACGCCGCGACACCCACATTTATTGGCAAGGTGGCTGGACACCCGTACTACGAAGGGCGCTCGATAGAGAGCACACGGCTTGGGAAATATCAGAAGATTGGTTCGGCGAAGGGCGCTGTGAACACAAACTACACGGCTGGCGCACAAAAGAAGCCCCCCGTGTTCACAAACAACGCTGTGGCTAGTGCAGAGGCCAACGCCATCGCGCGCGGGCCCGTTACGAGCCATTACACGCCCAGCGCCGACCGTGTAGATTTTCTAACGCTTAGTATGAGACACTCTGGAAATCCAATCCTCCCGATCCGCTATTACAACTAAAAAAATGGGTCGCACGTTTACCCCCTTCACGACCATCGACGCCAAGCAGGTCTTCTTCGCGATGGGGCCGGAGCGCAACGGCAAGCCGGTGGTCGCCATGGTATACGGCGACTACTCCGGCGAGGTTGCGGTCGTCACGCCCGCCTGCGTCACGAACTGGCCGCGCTGCACGGGCGACGGAAACTACGGCACGATGTGGGGCCCCATGGACGTGATCAAGACCAAATTTACACTCGACCTCACGGACGCGCCGATCAACAACGCCGAGAACACGATGTTCACCGACTTCGCGACCCTGCTCACTGCAATCGACGACAAGCTTCTTGATTTTGTGTTTGCCAACCAGCTCAAGCTGCTTGGGCGCAAGAACCTGAGCCGCGACGAAGTGCGCATGCTGCAGATCCGCACGGTGCGCCAGAAGTTCGACAAGACCACCGGACAGCAGAACGGCAACACTCTGCAGTTGAGCGCGGCCAAGTTTGTGTGGGACGGTATGGGCGGCAAGGTTGTGAAGACCGTGAGTGTCTGTGATCGCACCGGACAGGTGCTTCCTGGCGGAAACGTCGCGTCCGGCGACGTCGTCGCTGCCACGATGTACGCGAACCAGATATATACCGGCGTCGGCGCCGACAAGTTCGGTATCCACTGGTCGTTTGACGACGTATCTATCATCTGCCAGCGCTCTAAGCTGGAGCTCAAGACCGAGGTCAGCGCGTTTTAGAACATTGAATATGCTTTTGCACAGGACTACACAACGCCGGCGCCTCAGACGTTCGGAATGGAAGTCGAACCCGCGCTGCAACAGTTTTAACCGTATACCACATAGAGAGGGTGGCAATTAGCACGTGTCCTATGAGCCACTGCAATACAAGCGCATTCTGTACCCATGCGTGCTGCAGGTATAATGTGTGCGGCGCAATAAAAGCGCGCAGTTTGAATGGAGAGTGTCTGAGGAGTGTGCGTTTATAAAGCTGTGTGTCTATTTTGAGGAATGGGTCCATATTGAGCATTCGCAGAGGTTTTGTGAACGACCGCAATAGTTTCGTCGCGTCGTCTGGTTCCCCGTTGTATGATTCTGTGAGAACCTTGTACCACGCCGAGAACTTGTCCATGTGCGGCATACTAGCGACGGAATAGTGTGTATCTGTGAGTGGATTCGCATATGTGAGAATTATAACGATCGCCAGTAATCGACGTGCGTAGGTCATACGTTATGAACTAATACATGAGAATATTATAGAGGTTATACAGTCTTTCTAATTTATTCCATATAGTACGATGCCGCCACCTGAGCCCAAACCCAAAGTTGAAGAGGTCTCGAAAAAACCAGATGCTGCGGCACCTGTAGCGGACGGCAGTGGAATGCGCAGTGTCAAAAAGAGCGGTGAGAATAAGACGTTTGGGCGCAACGCCACTATGCCTGTTCTGGCATCGGACAAGTACGCAGAGGTGCAAATCCCGGATTTACTTGAGTTCAATCCAGATGACATTAAGCTAGACGGCACAATCGTCGCATGTGGAAAACGACGCACTGGAAAAAGTTGGGTATTTCGCAACCTGATGTACCATATGAAGGATAAATTTACCGCTGGTATAGTGATCAGTCAAACCGACGAACTCAACCACTTTCGGTCGCAGTACGTGCCACAGGCTTATATCTTCAACAAGTACGACCCGGCTATTCTCGACGCGATATTCGCACGGCAAAAAAAAATATTGAATGACCCCACACTAATCGAAGAAGAGGCAGAGGAAAAGGCTCAATTTTTTGTACTACTGGACGACGTAATTTCAGATTCCCGTCTAAAGCACGACAACAACCTCATGGAGCTCTTCGTCGCTGGACGTCAATATAAAAATTTTACACTTATCACTACACAGTATGCCAAGGGAATTGCTCCTGTTCTACGAGGAAACACAGACTATATTTTTATCATGAAGACTCTGCAGATGCGCCAGCGCGAGTCTCTGTGGGAAGACTTTGGCGACTTCTTGACCAAAGACGCATTCGCACAGATACTGGACGCGTACACAGAGGACAACGAATGCATGGTGATAAACACATGCCCAGATACACACGTCGATCCAATGGACATGATGAGCTGGTGGAAGGCCGTAGACCCTGGAGAATTCAAAATGGGCTCAAAAGAGTATTGGGAGAGTGCCATGAATGGAATCGAGGACGGCGGCGTGCCCCCTGCAGGAGGGCCCCAGTCTGCATCGGCTATGCTAACAGTCCAGCATATTATGCCACAGCCCTGGCGGCAATGCATTTAACTTTCTAAACGACTCAGAGACAGCACAATGAGCAGCATCGCGATTCGCAATGGAATCAGCCACGTCGCCGTCGGCGTACTCGCAGGATCGGTGATCGAATCGATCATGCCCGTTTTTTCGGGCGAGGGATCCGACGCAACTTCGCAAGTCCTCGAATTGGCAATTCAATCGGCATTGAACGGACTTGCTGTCTTCGCTTCCTCGAGTCTAATTGACGTTGATAGTGATTCAACGCACGGAATTCCGTTTTCCTTGGGGCTGCTTTACTCACAGGAATCTCTACGTCAGCGAGTCGCAAGTGCGTCAACCTTGCTTCAATCACAGATTCCAAAACTTGGACAGAAAATTCGGGCACGGGCTTCAGGGCTTCGAACTTCCACATCAATGTAACGCACATATCGGCCCAGATGGCATCGAGGGCCTCCAGTTTTGACTTTGACTTGATGATTGGGAAGAACATGCAGTATTCGATGCAGCCGAGTTTCTGGAGAAGT